TTTATTCTATTTTTTCGGGTTACCACAACTATGGACATCGAGCCATAAAAAATTTACCTTTCCAGGACTTTGTAGCCTTAATCCCGAAAAGTGCTTTACCTACCGTAGCAAGCCCGGACGTTCCCCAGCCCGCTTCCGTGATTGCCTGGGCGGTTGTCAAGCTTGCCAGTACCCCGCTTTTCTTCATATCAGCGGACGCAAGCGCGCCCACTGTTTTAATAAAGTTTTTCTGTTCTGTATTCATATTGAAGCCCCCTTATACTGCTGTTAAGCTTGCCACAGCTACCCAGCTGTTAATTTCCTTAAGCTTTGCTTCCTTTACTCCTTTATTTGTCTGTACCTTTTCTACCGTGTGCTTTTTGTCGCCAACCTGTGCCGCTGGTACCGCCTTACCTCTGGTGGAAGATAAGCCGCCATATACCGCGCCGCTTTTAATTGTAACAATGCTTCCGGCTTTAATTTCCTTCGCTACTGGTGCTGCCGCCTGGCTGCTTCCCGCTGCCTGGTTTCCCTTCTTTAAGCCGAACTGTACAGCGATTGCATTAGCTACAGCTGCTGCAATCTGCGCTTTTTTGGCTGCGTATGCGCTCATATCGTCCTTATCGTCGATAAAGCACACTTCCAGCAGCGCGGAAGATACGCCCGCCGCCTTTGCTCTGTAGATTACTGTAAAATTCGTTCTCTTAACTCCGCGGTTCTTAAAGCCCAGGGCTGCGATACTCTGTACAATCTTCGTTTCTACCCCTACGGTCTTTTCCGCTGTAGTAACGTAGATTTCCGTACCTGTCGTCCGTCCGTTTCCTTTAATGTCTGCTGCCCCGGAATTAAAATGGACTTCCAGTACATAACCATAGTTTCCGAAGTCAACCGCCAGTTTTCCGGCTTTTGCGTCTTTGTATGCGTTTCTTTCCGTCGGGTATAAATCCACCTGGGCGTATGCACTCAAAGTCTTCTTAATTTCCTCGACCATGTAAATAGTCTCGTCTGCTTCTTTTCCGAACTGTGATACAGTGCCAGGGTCGCCCGCTCCGTGTCCGCTAATAAGTAAAATCTTCATGTTTCTTATGCTCCCTCTGTGATTTTTCTTAAAATGTCGTCTTCTGTATCTTCATCCGAAACCGTAACCGTATTATACACATAGTCGTATAAGCTGCTGTTTGATTCCAGCATTTTCTTAAACTTCTCTAATGCTTCGTCTAACAGTTCGTCGTATTTTTCTTCCGTAATAAACAGGGTAATAATCGGGAATCTTTCTACAAGCCAGTCCCATACCATAGCCCTTTTTACCTGTCCGGTCTTTCTCTTTAACTCCTTTTCCGCTTCCGTAACCATATACAGCAGCGCGATTCTGATTTTATCTAACTGCTGCTTTGGCGTAAGCTTCAAAAAGCGCAAGACTGCATATACAATAAGTCCCAGCAGTGCAAGCATAATTACAAAAATTACCCAGTTTTCAATAATCATTTTCAAAGTTTCCATACTTCTCACCTCTAAAAGTTTTGTATTTCCGTTGGTTCTAACGCTTCGTCTATAAGTGCTTCTGTTTTATCTTTCATCTTTTGTATGGTTCTTTCTTTGATTTCTTCCGCCGGGTTTTCTTCTCCCATGTCGATAAGCTTTTTTATCATGCCCAGCTGTATCTTAATGCCATTTTCAAGCTGTACCGCTTTCAGATACCATATTACAGCAGCACCAAACACGCCCCCGGCTGTTGGAATTATGTAAGTAAATACTTCTGTAGGCTTTTCGTTCCATGAAAATATAAGGGCTACTATGCAAGTGCATACAAATATTGCTCCTGTACTCAAAACAACTTTTTTCTTAAATTCCCGCTTCTTTGCTCTCACTGTGTGCTTAAACCTTCCAGGTCTTTAATTCTATGGTTTGCTTCATCCTGTCTTTCATCAAGTACCGCCTGGTCTTTTTCTAATTTGTACACCCTTTCTACTACGTTGTTGTGTTTGTCTAATTTTGCTTCGATATAATTAAGTCTGGTCTTAATCGTCCCGTATATCGCGCCGATAGACACCCCGTACACAACTAACTGAATAAGTAAACCTATCCAAAATTCACTACTCAAGCCTTACTAACTCCTTCCTACGGCTCTAACATCCGTTCCAGGTCTTCGCGACCTTCTTTTATGTCTTCTATCATCATTAGTAACTGCTTGTCTTCGTCTTCCATGCTCCTATAGTTCTCTAATTCTTCCAGCAGCAGCCTATTTACTTCTGCCAGGTCTGCTATTATGCTGCTCTGTACCTCTACTACGTCCAGGTCGTAACGTGCTACGTTCGTAGCCTGTACTTCGCCTTCTTCCCTCTGGCTTCTGATTCTGTTAATTATCCGGCGTAATACTGCCATTTCCTATTAACTCCTTTTTCTTAATTTCTGCTTCTATTTGCCCTTTAATCTTCATGCGTAGCCTGTAAGTGTCCGCGTGTTTCGCGTGTCCTTCCCAGCTTGCATATTTCATAAGCAATTTTTCTTTTGTTATTTTTCCGCTTCTGTAGGCTTTGATAACTGCCCTTATATGCTTAGGGCTGCGCTTCCTTATCTTCCGGTAATCTTTGTAAATACGATACCCGCAAAAATCAAAGCCATTCTTAGCGTTGATTATCTGCGTTTTCGGATTTAAGGTAAGCTTAAGCCGCTCGCCTAAAAATGCGTCTATCTTTTGTAACACTTCTACCAGGTGTTCCCGGCTATTGCTAACTATTGCAAAATCATCCATGTAGCGTGTATACTTATCTTCCTTCAATTCATGTTTTACGAAGTTATCTAATTCATTTAATACCAGGTTTGCGAAAAGCTGGCTTAATAAGTTTCCAACCGGAAGCCCGCGCCCGTCTTCCCCGTAGCTGTCGATAATGTAGTAAAGCAGATTTAATAGGTCTTTGTCTTTGAAAATCCCGCTTAATATTTGCTTTAATACTTCGTGATCTACACTATTGAAATATTTGTGTATATCCGCTTTTAATATATAAACCTGTTTTCCTTCAAAAGATAGGTTTCTTATGCACTCCTGGGCGTAATCTGCCGCTTTGTGCATACCCTTACCCGTTCTGCAGGCGTAGCTATGATAATAAAACCGTCTTTCTACAATCGGTTCTATTTTATTGTTTATCATGTGCTGTGCTACTCTGTCCCTAAATGGTAGCGCGTATATGTCCCGCTTCTTCGGTTCATACACTACAAAGCGCCGGGCTTCCCCTTGTCGGTATGTTCCGGCTTCCAGGTCTGCCACCAGGTCGTATAATTCTTCTTCCAGGTTATCCGTGAACCTTAGCACTTCTTCCCGGTATCTTTTGCACTTTCGCGCCTTTCTGTATGCGTCTTCTGCATTTTCAAAGGTCGCTATATCCTTTATTCCTATGTTACTTCTTTTCATCTTCTGCCGTTTCCGCTTCCGCCCTTCGTTCTCACTACTAACCGGAAGCGTCCTTTTTTATGTTTGCCTGGTAGTCCCAGGACGGGCTATACGTTCTGACTATATGTAAATAGTCCTTGCTAGTAAGCCGTAGCTTGCTAAGTCTGAAAAGTTCATAAGTCACAGCCGAAGCGCGCGCCAATGTTAGCGTTGACATTCCAAGGGTAATTGTTACAGTTGACAGCGCGGCAGCCAGCGATAACGCCGTTGTTCCAGTTGCCACCCGCGAGAAGGCGAAGCAACGTATAGCCCATATTCTTAACTTTGTACTGATTTAATGAAGCCGCCTAACATTTTTCCTATTTCCGTTAATTTCTTCGCGGCTACTCCGTATGTATGCCCGCTTATGTACTCCTGGTCGTAGGCAATTCTGATATAATACCGTAAAATCACTAATTCTACGTCCGCGTCGTATAAAAGCTTTTTCTTCGTCGTGCTTTTCCCGGCTCTAATGATGTACCGCAAAATATCCATGATACAATTTTTAGTATCTTTCTGTAGCGAAAACTTTTCACTTTTCGGATATTGTCTTAGCACCGGGTATATGTACTTTATAAAATCGTACAGCTTTTCTTGTATCTCTAAATTGCTTTTCATATAATCGCCCTTCCTCTGATTTGCGATTATATCACAGCTATTTTGTTTTGTGTCGCCGTTCCTCATTGTTTCCTATATACTGGAAATTTGCCTTAAATTTTTACCGCGTGTGCGGGCTTCCGCCCGCACAAAACAGATTACAGACTGTCACAGCCGAAGCGCGCGCCAACGGAAGCGTTGACATTCCAAGGGTAAATGAGACAGCTGACAGCGCGGCAGCCAGCGACAACGCCGTCGAGCCAGTGGCCACCCGCGAGAAGGCGAACAAGTCCGTAAGTTCCTTCTGTGTATGCCTGTCCGTTTCCAGTGCCTAATACGTCCTTCCAGCTCCAGGACTGTGTACCGTCGTATCTGTAGCTTAATTCGTCCAGCCATTCCCACACATTACCTACGCAATCTACGCAACCGATAGCAGATACAGCATTAACTACTTTACCCGTCGTAGTTCTGGCGGTATTCGTTGTAGCCGCCCAGGCGTTCGTATTATTGCCGTCTGCTCCCTGTGGGCTTCCGTAAGCTGCTTGCTGCCATTCTGAATAAGATAATAAGCGCTTACCAGATTTTAAGCCCAGGTCGATAAAGTCATAACTGTTATGTCCTTCCGTTCCCGTAAGTGGTGTAGCACCATAAGCAGACTTCACGCCGCCTACTCCGTTGCTGGAAGCTAAATAAATATCTACCCACATTCCACCGCCAGCGTATACCATTCCTTCTGGCGTACACTTTGGACGGTGTTTTAAAGTCCATACAGACCGCGGCACAATCCCGGAAGCTACGTTAGATTCCCAGCCGTTGCCTTTCTCTGTTCCGGCAGTATTGATAGGAATAAGCTTACTGCTTACCCGTCTTACCCTTCCATAATGAAAACCGCCGATTTTGCGGCTTGTCTCTGCATTATATCCGTCCGGGTAAGTACTGTTAAGACTGATTTTATATACTTCGTCCAGGTCTTCACTACCAGGGTCGCAAATATAAACGTAGTAATCTTTTCCAACCGTGAAGGTGCTGCCAGTATCCAGGTTTCCGGTGCTAAGTACTGTAGCGTCTGTTTTGAATACTCCCGTATTTCCTACTGTAATCACACATCCGGCAGTTATCGTAAGAGAAGTAAGCCCGGAAGCGGTTAAATATTCCGCCGAAGGTGTTACCAGGTCGCCAATATTTGCCATTTTCGCAACCGTAAGTTTCGCCCGCGGGTCTTTGTTAATAAAATCATTGCTTAAAAATCTACTCATATCTTGCTAACACTCCTTTGATACTGTCTAATTCTCCCTGGGTAATTCCCAAAGTGTCTAAGATATTTACCGGGCTTTCTACCCCTACTTTTTCTGCTGTTGTTTCCAGGTCGGCGTTAACTCCTATTACCGTCTTCTTTTCCTCTTTTGCTTCTCCCGTGTCTTCTTCCTTGCTCTGCTGCTCAACCGCTACATGCTCTACACTCTTTATTGTGTATTCCTTTCCTTCACACAACACTTTAGCGCCTTTTTCTGCTTCCGCCAGGTAATTAGTGGTAACGTATCTTTTGTCTTCTGAAATTTCAACCACCGGAACAAAAATATACTTTTCTTCTTCGATTCCGCTAATTACTTCCTTTAATTCTGCTGCTTCCAGTGTGCCAGCCTGTACCATTCCTAACAGGTTATAAATGTCTTTCCCTGTGCCGATTACTTTAGGCATATTACGCATAATCTCCCACCTTCCTTATTCCGTTGTTTTGCTTAAATACCCGCTTCCTAAGTATGATTTATCTAACCACGCTTCTTCCGCAAAATCATTAAGCTTATCAATATTGTTATAAATGTCTTCTATTAGTCCTTTGTAATTTTCCGCCTTGGCTGCCGCTGCCGTTGCAACCTTTACGGCTTCCTGGCTCGCTGCTGCCGCTGCTGTAGCTTCTTCTTTTACCTGGTTCGCGATTCCTATAGTATCGTTTGCCGTTTTCATAGCTGTAGCAGCTAAAACTGTCGCTTCTTCTACAGTGTCTTTTGATTTTTCCACTTCCTGTAATGCGTTTATGATTGCCTTATACTCTATCGTACTGGCTATCTTATCGCCTACAATTACCGCCGTGTCTACTTTTAAGTTAAACGTCCAGGAAGCAATATAGCTTTCTTTTTCATAGACGCTTATAGCGCACTCTGCATACCCGGCGGCTGCTGTCATTTGCTCGGTAATTTCTGCTGTAATCAGATTTTCGACGTAGGTACAATCGTTTAAGATTTCTTCCCCGTCGGACTTCTTGCACTCAATCCTTACTATTGCCCCTTTCGGCATTTCGTAAGGTTCACCGTCATTCAGCAGTACTACTAACAGGTTTCGCGTTTCACTATCAAACTGTTTAACCCTTATAGTCTTTTCTACGCTGTGACGGGCGAAGTCAAATACTAGCCTTCCTACTACCACTTTGCACCGTCCTTACTCGCTTAAATAGCAATTATTCACATAAGACAAGTCTAACCAGGCTTCGCTACTCTGTCCCGCCTGTATGCTTGCATTGTCGTATAGTTCCTTAGTCAATTCATAATAGTGTTGTGCATTTTCTCCCCCGGCTGCTGCCGCTTTCGCTGCCGCCTGGGCTTCCTGTGCCTTCGTACTGGCTGTCCTGGCTGCTGTTTCCGCTTTTCCCTTAGCTGTGTCTGCTGCCGTTTTGGCATTGGTTGCTGCCTGGGCTTGTTTTGTTGCTGTACTGGCTGCTGTCTCTGCCTTGCCTTGGGCTGTAGCGGTGGCTGCCTTAGCGTTCTCCGCCGCCGTCTTGGCGTTTTCTGCTTTCCCCTGGGCTGCTACTGCCGCCGCCTTAGCTGTCTCTGCTGCCGTCTTAGCCGTTTCCGCTTTGCTTTGAGCTGTTACGGCTGCTGTCTTAGCGTTCTCCGCTGCCGTCTTGGCGTTTTCTGCTTTCCCCTGGGCGCTTTCCGCTGCCGCTTGCGCTGTTTCTGCCGCTGTCTGGGCGGTTTCTGCTTTTCCCCGGGCGGCTACTGCTCCGGTCTTTGCCGTTTCCGCTGCTGTCTGGGCTTTTTCTGCTGCCGCTTGCGCTGTTTCGGCTGCTGCTTGGGCGCTTGCTGCCGCTTGTGCCTGTTTCTTTGAAGCTTCCGCATGTTCTCCCGCTGCTGTAGCCTGTGTCGTTGCTACTTCCGCTGCTGCTTCGGCTTCTTTTGCCTTACTTTCTGCCTGGGCTGCATATTCTCCGGCTGCTGCTTTTTCCTGTTCGCTTCCAGTTTTTGCGGCTCCCGCCGCTTCTGCATACCCTTTAGCTTCTTTTGCCCGGGCTGCTGCTAATGATACCTGGTTACTTGCCGCTTCTGCTGCCGCCTGGGCTTCCTTTGCTTTTGTACTGGCTGTACTGGCTGCTGTTTCCGCTTTACCCTGGGCGGCTTCTGCTGCCGCCTGGGCTGTCGCTGCTTCTTTTGCTGCTGTTTCCGCTACCTCTTTTGCTGCTAACGCCTGGCTGTTTGCTCCCTCTATAGAAGCTGTAGCCCGCTGTATGCTACTACTTGTTTTATCAAAATAGTTTTCTAAGAAGTTCCCTAACTCTACTTCCTCGTTTTCTTTTGTTATGCAATTCCACTTAATACGAATACAGCGCGCTTTTATCTCTATCTTTATTCCTTTGTGTCTACAGGTTATCGTATCGCCTACTTCTACGCTTTCCAGCTGCTTATACTCCGCATATTCTACCGTATTTGCCAATTCCACCATATTAACCGTGTAATTAACCGTAGGGTCGTCGATTCCCTTTTTATATTCCTCGTTACAGGCTTTTATAAGCGCCGCCCTTAATGCTGTTAAATCAGCGTAGCCCGTTTCGCCTTCGCTACAATCTTGCTGTAGCTTAATTTCATCAAAATTTATTACTGCACCTTTTATCTCTGCATAGTTCCCTATCTTCGGACTATCTACCCACGGTTTCGCCCCTTCTAGGACGTACCCGTTATAAGCCACCGGGATAATTCTAGTTACTATATCTTCGTCGCTTACGCTTTCTTCGATTGCTTCCAGATTATGCCCGAACTCTGCCCTAACGCCTTTATCGCTTCCTATCTGCCGCATGATATAAATATCGTAATTATCGTACAGTTGTTCCCCGCCCCAGCGATTTATAAAGCTGTTTTCGTCGTCACCCGCGATTGCTTCTACTATGTTCTTTCTGACATAATAAGCCGTATTTTCCGTCGTAATATCGCTATGGGGTTTAAACTTCGTACCACTAAATATAATATCAAGCGCCTGTTGTCCGTTTTTGTTCGTCGGGCGCACATCAACCAGATAGTTACCTAAATTGTCGTAATATATATGCCTTGCATATACTGTTACTTCGTCGTCGCTCTTTTCTCTTTTGTATATTCTAAATAGCTGCTTATCTGAATACGGTGTAGGTGCTGCTATAACATTGTCATTAACCAGGTATTCCCAGCGCCCCAGGTCGTCGTATTCGTGGGTTAGTTCTATCTGACAGATTCCGTCTAACCCCCATTCAAATACACATTCTAAGGGCGTAAGTGTTATATCTCCGTTCTTTTGGTAATTTGTATTAGTGCTTTTATATACCTCTATCATAATTCCCGCCAGTTAGGGACTAACACCACCTTAAAGCCCTCTGTGTATTTAAAATTATTATCCCCTTCTTTCAAGCAAAGCCCTTCGTACTTCCCGGTAAGTGCTGCATTGCTAATCTCATTCGCTGCGTTATAACATATTTCCAGCTTCGTATCTATGTTTAGCTGCTCCGTCACTTCTGCCGTTACCTGGTTTCCGTTTACTTCTAGGGTTATTTCTCCGTTGCCGTATATCTTATATACTGGCTGTGATTCCATATAGGGATTATATAAATATCCCCCTATTTCTTTTTCGTCCTGTCCGTCTACCCGATACATATAGCTTTCACATGTGAAAACAATTTCAAATTTTCCCTTGCGCTTCGCCGTTCTTTCTGTATCTCCCATTACCGCCTTTTTGACTTTATAGTAGTACTCTGGGTCGTCGCTAAATATCAGCCTTTTATCTTTCCCGCTGTACAGCCACTTTTTGACTTTCCTTAAGTCCTGCGCCCATACATCTGGCGTTTTTGATACAAAGTTAAATTCTATCGGTATTTCTATATCTTTGTATGTTTTCTTATCCCTATGTAATTCTCCGTCGCGTCCTTCTACCTTTATGGTGTCGTATTCCCGTTCCGGTACAGGGATAGTAGGGCGGCTTACTACGCTTAACCCTACATCCTTGCATGATTCGCCATTGTAGAAAATATGGAATGTTGCCCGCATTATGCCGCCCCTTTCGTCTTATCCTTGTCGTTCTGGTCTTTCGTGATTCCCTTAACTACTTCTTTCTTCACTTCCTTAGCAATCACTTTCTTATCTAAGGTCGTTGTATTTGTGGTATATACAATAACTGTAATATCCCTATCTTTTGCTATCTGCTTCGTGCTTACCTCTCCGCCAATAGTGGAAATTTTAGCCGTATTCTTTACCGCCGTTACCGGGTTAACTTCTGCCGCTACTTTTGTTGTCATTCCCTGTAATTCTTCTTTTAAGTCGCTCTGTAGCGTCGGCATTTCTGCCGTAATACCTACCCCGATACCTTGCGGTATCATTTTACCTACTAAATCCCTAAACAGTCTTGACGGAGAATGAATACCTAAAGCGTCCTTCGCTCCGTCTAATAAGCTTGTTGCCAGGCTCTTAACCTTTCCTGTCAACCAGTCCCAGCCGCTGCTTATTCCGTTCCAGATTCCCGAAACAATGTTACTTCCAATCTCCGCCATTTTGCTAGGCAAGCTGCTTACGCCATTTACTACAGCGTCATACAATCCCTTAGCCGCTGCCGTTCCTTTCGCTGCTAACTGTATTCCCCAGTTTACTACTTGCTGTATCGCGCCTAAAATAGCGTTCCAGACTTTACCCGGCATTTGCGATAAAGTGGTAATTGTCTGATTCAGTAAGTTTGTAGCTGCCGTCACTGCCCGACTTCTCATTTGTTCGCCCCAGGTTGTTACCCTCTGTACTGCGTCTATAATCGCGTTCCAGATTTTGCCCGGCAACTGCTGCATGAAGCTAACCACGTTTTCTATAAGCTGTGTTGTCTTTGTTACTGCCTGGGTCTTCATATCCTCGCCCCAGGTCACTACCTTCTGTACTGCGCTTATAATAGCGTTCCAGATTTTATCTGGCAGCTGCTGCATGAATGTTACGACACTGTTTACAAATTCCGGTATTTTCGTCGTAGCCCAGGTGTATAAATCAATTCCGAATTTTATAATATAGCCCAAGCAAAAACCGATAACATAAGCGATTTTGTTAGGCAGCTCTGAAAAGAACGTAACCACATTCGTTACAAGCTGGGTTATTCCTTCTTCTGCTGCCGTTCTAAGTCCTAACGCCCACTCTCGTATAGCGTCCACTGTGCTTATAATGGCGTTCCAGATTTTGCTAGGTAATTCTTTCAGGAAATTAACTACACCATTAAACGCGCTTTTTATCTGCTCCACCAGGTTGTTAATAATGTTTCTAAACCCTTCGCAATTATCGTACAGAAGTTTAAACGCTCCCGCGAACGGATTTACAAGAAGCAGTAAAAGCCCTTGCCAGTTACTTTTTACAAAGTTAATAACTTTGTTAAATGCGTTTGGTATTGTCTCTGTAAAAAATGTTACAATTTTTTCTACTACTGTACCTATAGCCGTCTTGATAGCTTCCCAAACATTTACAAGCGCCGTCCGCGCGTCCTCATTTGTCGCGATAAATCCAACGATAGCAGCCACTAAAACCGCTACAAGTGTTACGATTAAAATAATCGGGTTTGCCGCCATGGTTACATTCATTAACGCCTGTACTACTTGTGCTGCTGCCACGGCTGCCTTAAACCCTTGCATAGCAGTAATTACGGTATTTATCAATGTCGCCACCTTGAAAACCGCAAAGCCCGCACCGATTCCAGCCAAAATACTTACTATCAGTTCGCCGTTATCTGCAATCCAGCCCAGCCCTTCCAGAAGTGTAGGCAAAACAGCCGCCACTATTTCGCTTGCTTTTTCTACCATGTTTCCGAAACCTGTAGCTATCTTCTCTAATGCTCCGCTTAAGCTGCCGTCCGTTAAATCGGTCTGTAGCTGCCCGATAACTTCCGTTATATTTTCTACCGCGTTCGTAAGTGGTGTTTTGAATTTCTCATAAGCTGCGATTCCTAAGCCTTCCAGCCCGCTTTTCAGTATTGTAACTTTTCCCTGTAGGTTGTCGTTCATTGTTGCCGCCATATCCGCCGCTGCACCGTCACAGTCTGAAATATAGCCGCTTAATTCGTCGAAGCGTTCCCCGCTGTTTGCCAGCAAGGCGTTTACGCTCTTAAGGTCTACTTTATTGAAGATACTGTTAAGTACTTCTGTCTGTTCTCCCTGGGTCATTGTTCCCAGGATTCCGTTAAGGTCGTTAAAGGTTTCATTTAACGGGCGCATGTTCCCGTTTGCGTCGAGCACCTCTAAGCCCAATGCTTCCATTTGTTTTTTAGCTTTGTCTGTAGGTGCTGTAAGGCTTAATATTACATTTCGTAAAGCCGTTCCGCCTTCTGCTCCCTTTACGCCGTTATCTGCGAAAATACCTAAAACGGTATTCATTTCATTTACGCCGCCCGCCAGATTCTTAGCCGTTCCGCCTACTGTAAGAATTGCTTCGCCTAGCTGCTGTACGCTTGTGTTGCTCTTTTGTGAAGTCTTCGCCATTTTATCAACGAAGCTTTCTGTAGTCCCGGCGCTGTCCCCTAACGCGCTCATGCTATCCGTAACCATATCGGAAGCTGTCGCTAAGTCCATTCCCCCGGCTGCTGCCAGGTTAAGAACTGTCGGTAATGTTTCTATGGACTTGTCCGCGTCATATCCGGCAAGTGCCATATAGTTAAGTGCTTCTGCTGCCTGTGTTGCCGAAAACTGCGTAGTTGCTCCCGCTTCCTTCGCCGCTTTCTGCAATTTGTCAAATTCTTCGCTTCCGGCTGCTATTTCCTCTGTCGTGATTCCCATAGTAGCCGCTACCTGGCTCATTCCGCTTTCAAAATCCGAACCTACGCCAACTGCTGCCGTCGCAAGTGTCTTTAAGCCATTAGCCAGGGCTTTAACGCCATTTATGATAGCGCTGGATATTAAATTAGCTTTTATAATATCGCCCAGGCTTACCGTTTTCTTCCCGGTTTCGTCCATGTTGTTTCCGGCTGCTGTTATTTCCTGTCCGAAAACCGTCCATTTCTTACCTGTGCTGTTTAATTCTTCTTCGGTTCGTTTTAGTTCTGTTTGTTGGTCTGCTAAGGCTGCCCGCGATTCATTGACTTTAATAGTATTTTTTGCTATCGCGTCTTCCTGTTTCTTAACTGCGTTTTCAGCCTTTGCATGTGCTTCTTTCGTTTCGTCTAGCTGTGCCTTTAATTTTTTACTTTCTTCGCTGTCTTTACCTGTCTCCTTAACGCTTTCCTTGTATGCTTCGGTAAGTTCCGCTACCTTCTCTTTTAACTTCTGCTCTGTTGCCTGTAATTCTGTAAGCTTCTGCTTCTGTGCCGTAAGGTTTGTCTGTTGAAGCTTAATAGCGTCCGTCTGTAGCTTTATCTTAGCCGTTAGCTCCGTCTGTTTAGCCTTAAGTAAATCGGTCTGGCTGCCTAACGCCTTCGCCTGTGCCGCTTCTACTTTGTATTCGCTGGTTACAAGCTTCATTTGCGTAAGCATTGACTTCATTTGACTGGTAAACTCGCTTGTATTAGCCCCTATTCGTAGACTAGCACCAGCCATTTATATAACTTACTCCTTCGCTTGCGTTTCTCTGTCATATTCGACTTGAAATACAACGTAGTCCAAAAGGTCGCTTAAGTCCGATTCTAAACAGTCCTTATAACTGTTTCGCATATTCTTAATACATATCTGTAAAATATTATTCAGGGCGTTTCTGTACGTTTCCCATATTTCTTCCTGGGAATGTTCCTCGATATAACCGTTTTCCCGGTCGTATTCATCAAAGGCGCTACCCTGGTCTTCTACTTGCTGGCTGCCGCTCAAAATGTCGCTTATGTTCCGTATCTTTTCATTTACGGAAGCGTCCACGATTTCAGCTACCGCCTTAAATGTACTAATAACTTCTGCTACGTCCAGTTGTTCTATTTCTTCTTCCTCTATCCTGTCATTAAACACTACTCTGATAACAGCAGAATACAGGTATAATAAGTCGTTTTCGTCTTCGGTTTTGCTTATCAACTCCATAAGCTGTATGTACCGCCTGTAAGCGTATGTCGTGATACTGTAGAAATGCTTAAGTTTCCCGCCGCATTTGATACAGGTATCAATTAAGCTTGTGAACTCAAATTTTTTTTTGCGTCTTTCGCCTGTTCTGCCAAACGCTTAATAATGTTCGCATTGATAAGCGCAAAGTTAAAAATAATCTGTGATACGTCCGCAAGTTCCGCGTTTGCTTCCTCAAAAGTAAACTGATTATCATAGATTTCTACAATCGCTTTTACCATGCGGTCTAAGTCGTCGTCTGTGTATGTCTGCTTTTCCGGTGTTACCAGGTCGTCGTATACTTCCCTAAACGCCCGGTATTTCTTTCGCCCAATTTTTCCGCTTTCGTACTCTTTACCGCCTACGGTAATAATATTTGTCTTTAAGGTCTTTGCGGTTTCCTCTGCCTGGATGTTGGTATTGTTCATAATTTCCGCGTTGATAAGTGAGAAATTAAGAATAATGCTGCTGATTTCGTCTAAGCCGTCGTCTGCTTCCTCAAAAGTGAACTGATTCCCAAACACCAGTACAATAGCTTCTATCATGCTATCTAAGTCGTCGTCGCTAAAGGTCTGCGCTTCCTTCTCTTTTCCTAACAGGATTTCGTATACTTCCGCAAATTTTCTATATTTTTCTCTTGTGATTTTTCCGCTTTCGTATTCCTTACCGTTTAAGCTGATTTTCATAATATAACCCTTTCTGTAAAGGGTGTCAGATTCTGACACCCTCTCATTTTATTAGTGTCCTGTTTCGCTTTCCGCTTTCGGCACTTCCTTATACTCCTGGACTTCGCTAAACCATGCAGCGATAGCTTCTTTTGCTGTCGTGTGTTCTTCCAGTAAGTTACTTTCGTCCACGATAAGGGCGTAAAGCTTCTTTTTTTCTCCCTCTATAGTATCTTCTTTCTTTCTGGCGTAGAAAGTGAAGGTAATCTTAATTGTTTGGGCTGTCTTTTTGTCCTTAACCGTTTCGTATGTAACGTCCGGGTGTTCCGCTTTTCCGCAATAATACCAGCTAAATTCGTACTTGCCGTTCCCCTGTTTTGCCCGGAAGCCTAACGCTACTTCTTTTGCCTTATCCCCTTCCGCTTTTGCCAGGAAGCCGTATTTATAAAGAGTATCAAACAGTAACGCATAGTCTCCCGGCGTTAATCTGTTGACCTCTAATTCAATTTCTGTTTTTTCGTATGTCTCTACGGTGTCTTCTACCTCGTCGTCGCTGTAGGTATACTCGACGCTAAAGGTATCTTTTACTGTTGCTGCGATTGCCTTAGCAAGCCTTACGGGTACGTCCGCTGCGTATACGTCTTCGTCGTTCGTTGTGACTGCTGCTACGCAAATATCCTTTAAGCCTACTAGGCGGCTTCTGGTAATGGTTTCTTTATTTTCCTTTACTGTTGCCATGTTTTAATTTTCTCCTTCCACATTCATAGAAAAGTAAAAGCGCGCTGCTTTATGGTAGATTCCTGTTTCTACTTCGTACTGGTCGTTTCCTGTAAAATAGGTAAAGCCCGCCTTTTTCAGTAGCTTCTTAACCTTCTTTTTCAGCTTAAAGCAGTCTTCTTTACTCCATATATCAACCTGTATGTAATATTCTTCGTTTTCGTTTGTGTCTTCGCTGAAATCTATATCTTCATCACTCATAAAATAAAATGTTATGTGTGTATCGTTTATATCCTGGTTATACCAGCCTTCTTCCGTGTGTACCCCTGTTATCCCTATCACTTCCGCTATAAACTCGGTTAAGTCCAGGTCTTCACTGTTGGGGTATTTCGCCAGAACTTTATTAAGCTGCTCCTTTTCTTCTTCGCTCAAAAGTGCCATGCTTATTCCCCCAGCTTTTCCTTTAATGTCTTTTCGTATTCTTCTTCTGCAATTTCCTTTAGTGCCTGGTATGTCGGTCTGGCTGCGTCTAACATAAAATGTTTAGGCTTGTGCATGGTCGTACCCCATTCATGGAATTTCATATAAAAGAACGGGGAAGTATCGCCCCTGTCCCAGCCCACCAGTTCGCCGTAGTTCCCGCTTTGCGTCGTTCCCTTCTTCGGTACATTGTCCGCCGCGTGCTGTCCGGTTCTGCTGCCTTTTCTGCCGGATTTCATAGGGTTATTGCTATATGCTTTCTTCCGTATCTGTCCTTCCGCTTCCTGTAAGCCGATTTCGCCAGCCCGTTTTATGATTTTCTTGTTTAGTGCCTTTAGTTCTGATTCTGTAGAAAGTCTTTCTATTTCCTTCTGCATTTCATTCAGTCCTAAAAACTCCATTGAAATATCAAAACTCATACTATTTCCTGTGCCTTTATCACGATTTTTCTACGGTTATACTTCCCATAGTCTGCCGCGATAATGTTAAACACCCTTTCGCCCCATTTAACCCGGTATTCCTTTGTATTTAAGGCTTCCAGTTTTAAGCAAAACCTGGTTTCAAAATTCACTACGTTTTCTAATTTTGCTTCCAGGGCGCTATATAACTCTTTTCCGTACAGGCTCTTTACATCACACCAGCACTTATGATAGTCTTCCCAGGTTTCTACTGGTCTTCCTTTTTCTACTGTTTTTTTACGCTTCTGAATCATTAAATACATAATCACGCCCCCACATTCGCCAGCTTGTCTAATATGGTTTTTGTGATATTATCCGTTTTTGTATTGCTCCCTACTGTCGTAGACCGCACTTCGTACATATCGCTTACAATCTTCTTTAGAAGAAGGGCGGCGATTCTCCGCCCTTTTTCGTATTCTTCGTCATTTTCATAGTTCGCCTTATCCTTATATCTAGTACCTACGCAACTATCTATATAGGCTTCAGCTGTTAAAATAAGCCCGCTTATTTCCTCGTCGTCTTCGTCGTAGCTTACCCTTAAATAATTCTTCGCCTGTTCAAGCGTTAATAATTCTGCTGCCATTTCTTACCCCTTTCGGGACGCATTAGGCAGCCGGGGTAAATTCTACCTTGAAGTCTGCCCTGTCGTCCAACTTCTCACAGTCAAAGCGTTCCTGTACCTTAAGCGCTGTTTCATCAGATTCAAAGAATACAGACTTATCTGTAGACACTGTGTAGCCCTTTCTTTCAAAGAACTTAACCAGCGCATACAGGTTAACCACGTAAAATACTACCTTTCCGGTCGCGCTTGCTGTTACCGCTTCGTCGCTCAAAGTGATAAGCTGGCGGTTCTGGAAGTAGTCTTTACCGTTTACGGTCTTTACTAAATCCATGTTTCTACCGTTCTTATCTTCCTGGGACTGCAAATATACATAACCTGTAAGGTTTGTGATAACTACAGTCTTTGCGCGAAGTGTCGGTAATACGCCGTCGATTACCTTCTTAACGCCGCGCCAGTCGGTAACACCTGTAGATTTGTCTACCGCGTTTGCTTCGACAATCTGTAAAATCTCGTCGTTTTCGCTGTTAACGCCCGCTTCCGCAAAATCCGGCTTAATAACATCCTGGACGATATTAACGGCTTCGTCTTCCTGTAAGTCGTTTGCAATCGGAACTAACGCGCCGTAGTTCTCGATATTGTAGTTAATATCCTCTGTATTCGCTGCTTCTCCGGTTAATTTTGTTCCAGATTTGTACTTAGTAAGCTTTTTGCCACCAATCTTTGCAAAAGGCATTTTTCCATGGTTTGAAGTTGCGTGTACAATGTGGCAATGTTCCTTAAGGCTCGGGAATCCCTCGCGCAATACCTGGATGTCATTTACAAACTGTTCCGGAAGGATCGCGGCGTTATTGTCGATAGTAACGGCGGCTCTTTCTTCTTCTGTAAGTGCTTCGTTTCCTTTAAGTGCAAATTTAACGGCTGCTCTTAACTCACTTACCGCGGAAGCTGTACGCTTTTCTTCTTTCTTGTGCTTCTGCCCTCTTAATTCCTCTTTTTCCTCGTCGTCCTCTGCTTCTCTTACAGCAAGTAAGCGCTGCAATCTTCTTTTTTCCTCTAATGCCGCTTCTGCCTTATCCGCGTCGCGGCTTTCCAGATAGCCGTTAATTTCCTCTGTTTTCTTTCCGATTAACTCTCTGATTTCCTGTACTGTCATTTTTTAAAACTCCTTTTCGTTTTCTTCCCTAAGCTGCATAAGCCGGGCTTCCGTTTTTAATTTTTCTAATCTCTTTTCTTCTTTCGCTTCTTCTTTTACCTTTTCAAAGCTTCTACAGCTAATTTCTGAACTGTCATAAGCCGGGAAGGTGCAAGGGCTTACTTCCAGCAGCACCGCTTTTACTACGCTTCTTTTGTAAATTTCTTCGCCTTCATGTACTACTTTGCTCCACCTGTCTTCCTGGCAGATAAAGCCGAAGCTGCTACCGTCTACATCCCCGCGCTGTACGCTCTCTTTTACGTCATTTCCCCAGGTATTGTTAGGTAAATCAATGTCATACGCTAACCCTGTGGTATCTGCCATATTAAAGCGCAAAGTATCGGTTTTTGTGCTTCCTAACGGTCTGCTTGTGTCGTGATTCCATAAGGCTTTTATCTCTTTCCCCGCTTCTTTACAGCTATTTAAGCTTTCGTCGAAGCAGCCCGCCGCGATTTCCTCTAAATATTTGTCGCCCCAGCGGTCTACTATCAAAACAGGGGTATTGTATTTAACTGCATATCCGCCGATTGTCCGGCTGTCTTCTCCCTCTGCTGCCGCTCTTACTTCCAATGCGATTCCCTGGCATTTCCGGCAGTAATTACGAATTTCCGGGCTTTCTCCTTCCGTTCCTCTATTCGTTGGCATTGCTCCCGCTCCCTTCTTCTTTTTTGCCTATGTCTTTTAGCTTCAAAACTCCGGCATTTACTATTAGTTCGTCCCCGTCCGCCAGCTTCTGGCGCTGTAGTTCTAACCTTGCTTCGTTTGGGGTGTAGATTCCATTAGAAACATAAGCACAAAGTATCTTTTGCTGTGTTTCTGCCGAAGTCCTCAAAATCACGTTCGTATTAAAACGCGCTTTGTAGCCCTTGTCCCGTTTCTCTTTCGTTAATGCGCTCCATGTAGTTTCCTGTTCTATGGATTCAAACAGTATTAACAGTGTGTCAATTAAAAAGCTTAATTGCTGTTGTTCCAGGGAATTATTATTCGTGTCCTTAAGGTCGTTAAGCTGGTGCATTTTGATACCAAAAAGCGCCGCTATCTGGCTTATAGACATTCTTCTAATCTGTTCATACTGTGCGTCCGCCAGTGACAAATTGATAGGCTGCACACTAAAGCCCGCCGGAACTGTAAAAATACGTTTTCCTTTGCTGTAAAGCCGCCCGAATTTCTCTTGTGTCTTCCTTAACTCTTTTTCGTCCTTAATATCAGACGTAAGCTGCACTACCAGCTTATTAGTAAGCCCGTTATCATACAGCGTATTAAGGTAATTCTGCGCCTTTATCTGCCCTTCTATCGTGCCTTTCACAATTTCCCTAATCGGTTTTGTGTTGATTCCGTCCATTGTAAAACCCTTGAATATAAGCAAGTCTTCATAAAAGCTGGAATCTGTAAAGCTGCTGCCTACAATCCTGTAATCTACTAAAACTTTGTGCCTAAGCTTCGATTTTAATAGCCCCGCGTCGTCTATCGTGATTCCTTCCACCGTACACGGGTACAGTGCTTCTATTTCTCCGTTTTTTCCGTACTGCTTCGCAATCGCGCTAATGCCTTCGTGCTGCCTGGTAGCTTCTACCGCTTTCCACATGTCAATAGCTGTCATGTATGGGTTAGGACGAAGGCTTAACAGTTCGTTCAATCTTTCTTCTGTTGCCCTTCTTATTCCGTTTTCTGTGTCTTGCACCAGGTAAAGCGGCGTTTTTGCTACCGCTTCCGATAGCTGCTTAATACATGTAAAGTACGTCGCTTCCCTCATAGCTGCCGCTGGCTGCTCTGAATCTATCCCGAATACCTTTAGGAATATCTTTTCTTCATCCGTAAGCGTTATGCTATCGGTCGTTTCTTCCCTCTTTTCCAAAAAATCTAAAAACATTACTTCTTACCACTCCTAACCAGCATAACCGCTGCTACCAGCATTTCGCCGCTTAGTAGATATAACCCCGCGTGTTTGCTTATGTCATACGTTACCGCAAAAGCAATAACCAGGGCTGCCACTAATAGCGCGTCTGCGACTATTAACCTTTTATTTTTTATCTGTTTTATTCTCTTAAGCATTTTCTACCTTCTTTACATAGCGTCCAGGTATTCAACCGGGTTATAATGTTCAATACCGTTTTCTTCGATACACAATAGCAAGCCCATAAGCATAGCTATAATGCCGTCTATCTTAAATTTCGATTTCTTCTTACTGTACTTCACGCCTAACATTTCGTCGTAAACCGCTATACAGTTCTTAGCCATGAACCGGAAGCACTCATTTTCTGCTATGATGATTCTTTCATCTACTAACAGGTTTTCAAAATCATTTATAACCTGTGTCATGGTCTTCGTTCCCTGTCCTAACGGTATTACTTCCCAGCGGTCTTCCAGCCTGTTAATAATCGTCTGGCTTCCCCACTGGTCGAAGCCTATTTGTTCTATCCTGTACGTTTCGTCCAGTTCCGTAGCATGGTCTAAAAACCTATCGAAGTTTATGTATTTTCCTTCAAGCGCTATTAAATCGCCTTTCTTTATCCAGTATTCATAAGGGTTATTATCCTTATGCTGTCTGTATGCTACGGTTTCTTTCGGTGTGTACAGATACGGAACGACTATAAAGCGCCCCGTAGTTTCTTCGTAGAATACCAGGACAAAGCCCGTAATATCGTTCTTGCTGGATAAATCCAGCCCGCCCCAGCACTTCCAGCCTTTTAAGTCTTCTGTATCTACCTTTTTCGTGCATGTGTCCCATAAATCCATATTGATAGCGCCTTTTTCATGGTCTAATGCTACATGCTGGTTTAGGAACATTCTTCTAAACATGTTTTCCTGTAGTGGCATTAGCCTAATGCGCTTCGCATAGTTCGCCAGGTCTTCCAGTTTCCTAAATACTCCTAATGCTGGGTTTGATTTATACCACTGGGCTTCGTCCTCTACGTTACAGTCTTTGTCCGCTTCATATATCCGGTAATAAAAGCTAGGGTCGTTTACCTCTCCGGCTTCTATCTTTTTCGCCATTGTGTAAAGCTGCATTTCCGGGTTTGCTGGGTCTTCCCCGCTGGAAGCTGTCGTAATTGTCATTATTAACGGTTCATCCCATGCACCTTGTCCGGTTCTAAGCTTTCCGTACATTTCGTCGTTTTTTGCCTGGTGTATCTCGTCCAGGACTGCCACATAGTCGTTAAAACTGTCCGCATTATCCGCGTCAGAAGACAGTACCATAAGTTTATTACCGTTGTCCTTCCGTACAATGGTTTTTGTACTGCTTGTTATCTTGCAGTATCGCCGTAAGGTCTTATTTGTCTTTATAAAATGCTCTACGGTTGCGTATAATTCCCCCGCCTGTTTCGTCGTATTTGCCGTTAAAATAAAAAGCGCGCCGAAGATATGCCGCTGGCAGAAGAATAAATACACTACGATAATTGCCGCTAAGAATGATTTACCATTTTTTCGCGGTATATTTATGTGTGCTTCTCTGTGTTTTCGCTTGCCGTCGCTTCTTCTCTTTACGCAAAGAATTTCTGTTATAATTTCAAACTGAAATTCTAGTAATTCAAATTGTCGGCTTGCGCCCCTGTCATTAGTCAACTTCGACACGAACTTAAATACTTTCGTCGCTTCTTCAACGTCGTAATAATATTCTTCGTTGTCCCACTTCTTTTGTAACTTTTCCAACCAGGAAGCTAATAGCAGTTCCTTTTTAATCATGCGCTACCATTCCGTCTAATTCCGGGTCTATGCCGCTCTCCGAAGCGTTCCCGGCTTCCTTCATCCGCTGCCGCGCCGCCGGGGTTAACCCCAATTCCTTAGCCCATGCCCTTAATTCTGTTTGCGCTTTGTTTGCTATGCTTACTTCTGGTCGTTGCTGCTCGTAGCCGTTGTCCCCAACAAGCATACTGTAGCCCTTTTCGTCTATAATCTGTTCGCACCGTTGCCACTTTGCATAATTGATACAATAGGCTTCCAGTGCCTTTAAGTCTTTGTCTGTAAAATCTTTTCCTTCTTCCGCTAAAATCTTGGCTACTCTGCGCCATTCCTTTTTAGCGGTATCATTTAACCACTTCGGGCATGGTTTAGGCTTATTTTTTTCTTTTTCATTTTCTTCTTTTGCCATGCTTCCACCTCATGCACTCCCCCCTATAGTAAAAATTGCCGTTTTTTTTCAAGCAAAGTTGAACTCGGGACTTTGAAAATATATTTTTAAGTTTTTATATCCCCCCTGTCAGAACGAACTCCCTATAGAACCGTTCTAACATTTCGTATAAAATCTTTTGCATTTTCTTCTTTGCCTTGTAGCTGCGGTCATACTCCTTATGTATGCGCCTATGGTTCGCTTCGCTTAATCCTATCACGTTCGCCGCGTCCAGCCTTCTAGCCCAGGCTTCCGTTATCTCTTGTATGTGGTGGTAGTTCTCCGCGTCTATGATTCTTCCGGTTGTGTAGTATTCGTAAATATCTATACCTAACTGTGCCGCTGCCTGTGCGGCTCTGAATCGCTCCCAGGCTTTGCTATTATAAAACTGCTGCCGCCTGGCTTCCTGTTCGTCCTTCATGCGACGCTGCTTATATTCTCTGTACTTCTTCCGGTCTGTCTCCCTGTGCTTATCACAGTACTTAACCCCAGCTTCTACTACCTTGTGGCAGCCTGGATAACTGCATAACTTCTTTATCATGTGCCGCCCTTCTTTCTATCAGCGCTGCCCTGGATTTCATGCAGCGCCGGAGGTTTAGGACAAACAAAAAAGAAGAACCAGACAAAGGGGTCGTTACCTCTGTCTAATTCTTCTTGTGTTTGTTCCTTAATAT